TCAGTACTACACTTGCGTTTGTAACCTTCATCGTAATAGTCGGGCATGTTTCCGCTTTTAGGGTCTTGTTTCTTTTGAATATCCTCTTTTGTCTTGTTCCATATCGAATAAGGTAAAGCACTTTCTTTTAGAATATCTTTGTCAATCCATTGTATCAACTTTCTTTCGTAATTGAAGAACTGACTTTCAAAACTTCCCTTATCAATATGATGACCGCAAAAGTCCTTTATCTGGAGTTCTAGTATTTCCCATCTTTTAGGGTAATTCTTATCTAACCAATTCTTAGAAGTTGCATAATCCCAAATTGTGTTTCTTAATTCAATCCATAGTTCCTTTTTAGATTCAGCATCTAAGTTAGTGTACTTGTTTTTAATGTCTGCTGTTAACGCTGAATCAGGATGATCCATTGGCTCGAATCCTACTGACTTTTGAACTTCTGAAAGAGAATTTGTGGGTGTGTGCTCTACACTCTCTTTATTAATCTTATTATAATCTATTATAGTATTATTAATAGTGTGTACACTTTGTACACTACTGTCTGTACGATCTGTACGTTCTTGAGTGTACGTTTCGTTCACACTAGAGTGCTCACTTTGTACATTCTTGAGTGTACGGCCCTCTATGATATCATTAAGGCACTTTTGATTGATTTTATAGTACAATTTCTTAGGAACTCCTTTTTGCTTCTCTTCCAGGATATTTAAATCTCTCAAGACCTTTCTTGCGTTCTCTTGATTACGTCTTGTCATGCCTGTTTCTTGGAACAATTGATCTTGCGTTCTATAGATCCAACCGTCTTTACAAGACTCTTGTTTAGTCCAATAAAGCAATTGAGAAATAAATAAACCTGCATTTACAGACTTACATAAAATCGCTAAATCAACATGATAAGCCACTATTTTAGAGCTAAATCCGATTAAGGCAGGGTATTGAATATTCATTATACTATTGGCTCAATGCCGTTTTTAGTTAAATACTCATGTATTTTTAATCTGCCCTTTTGCGTCCACATTGTAGATAACCTTGCTTTTCCTGTAGAATCAATATGAGTACTTGATTTATGTAGACCCATATTTGAATATCTAGCATTTAAAACCCATTGGTTATTGACTTTCCTCTGAACTTTTGCTGCATGAAGCATTTTATTTAGCTTATTAGCTGTTAATCCGTAGTCTTGTGCTATTTGTGAAGTTCTTAAAGCATCAGAAGTGGAAAGTATTACATCGTAATATGAAGCTTTTGGAAGAAGTTCTTTTATTTCTTCTTCTCTGGCATTCAAAAGTAATTCTTTTTCCTTATTATTTACTTCAAGTGCCTTCTTTTCTTCTTGCTCCTTAATCCAATGTTTAGCCCTTTCAATAGGATCTTCAATCTGATATGATGGAGTAGTGATTGATTTTACTTGTTTCTCGCATTCGATGAAATATTTTCTTATTTCTTCGCCTTTTTCAGATCTTGCCATCATTGATATTCTTTTAGATGTATCAATAGTTAAAGAAAAATCAAAAGATTCATTACCGTTCACCATTGTGGAGAACGTCTCATAGTCAATATTCTCAATCAAAAAGTCATTATCTGTAATGTTTTTCTTGTACCATCTAGCCCAATGCTTTTTGTCGTAGCCTAAAAATAAATACAACTCCTTTGCACTTACTAGTTTTTTACCTTCTTTTTCGTGGATTTTAATTAACTGCATTATTTCCAATCTTTTAAAAATTCTTCAAACGTATAAACTTCATTTTTCGGACGATCTGCAAATACTTCTGTTTGTCCAACTGCTTCTAAATCATCTATAGCACTACATATATCAATAAAACTATTTACATCTAAATGAAGCATTGAATTAACTATAATATTATCAAATTCATAAGCAGATTTTGTATTTAAAAAATCTCTAGGATCACTAAAACCAATACTTTCTAGTTTTCTAAGTAACTCTATGTAAATGTTTTGCTTTGCTTTTAGAAGGTTTATTAAATCTTCTGAATCAATTTGTATTTTCATTATTTACTTTGTTTACGTTTTTTAAACTTGATATACATTTTCATTGCTTCGCTTACTTCTGCTGTGAATGACATATGTTCATCTACTATTAACTCGAAATCCCTTACTACATCTTCAGGAAGATCTAATGTTTTGCGTTTCCTTGCCATGACACAAATATGAAACAATAATTTTTATTAAACAAATATTTTACACATAAATTTTATGTAAAAAATATGTGCTTTTTATTTGCATATTAAAAACCAATCCCCCATCTTTGTAAGGCAATATCGCAAGAACGTAAACAGTAAGACAATGGAAAACGTATCAAAATATTCGACAATAAGAAATTCGTACTTTATTAACAGAAGTAAAAAAGATGCTGAGGTATTAATGAGTAAGTATAAATACAAAGGTTTAGCTTTAGAAATGTTGAAATCTATTGCTAAAAAAGGTTACTATGTAGACTTGAATGCAAAGCAGGTGTTAATGGTAACTTTTAGAGGAAATAAAAAAAATAGTACTTTTTGGGCTATATAAAAACTAAAGGTTTGCGGTCATCCTAAACCGCTTTTGTTATGGAGAAACTATTAAGTAAATACAGAAAGCAAAGACAAAAATCTTTAGACGCAATACATTCTATTAATATACAAATAGGCTATAATAGAAATAATAATGTAAGCAATTCTGAATTACATTTAGAGCAAAGAATTTACCAATCGCAAGTAAATATATTAGATAAAGTAATATGTGATTTTATTAATGAATTTGAAAGTCTATTAGAGTCTAAAAGATACGGTGAACTAATTTCACATGATACCGATGAAAGAATACATAAGTCAATTAATAACAGTTTGATTGATGAGTTAATAGCTGAAATTAAAAACGAGCCCTTAAAAAATAAAAGTAATGGAAATCAAGATAACATATTTTAACTACGGTGATTACGACACGATATTAATTCAAGGGCGTAATTTACTAGACTGCTTGCAGCATTTTTGGGAGCTTAAAGGGATTGATACGTTTATTAAAAATATTGAAAATACAGAGGAGGTATGAAGCATTTAAGAAAACAAAATCCCCGTTTATGGAATTACCTTGAAAGCATAATTTCATTTAAGGGTGTAAGGCCATTAGACCAATACAGCAAAGAGGAGTTACAAAAGTTACTCGCTGAGTATATGAAAAAGGATTTTGAACAGTTTAAAAATAGTTAGTAGAAATTAATTTAAAATAACAGTTGCATTTTTTTGCAACATTAAAATATTTTTGTAGATTTGAATATGAAATCAAACGAATGGAAAAGAAAAACAATAAAGGATTACCGTAATAAATTAAGGTTATCACAAAAAGATGCTAGTAAGCAGATAGGTATAGATAACACTCACCTATCTAAATACGAATCAGGTAAACTTAAACTATCCCCAAAGATGTTTTTCCGCATCATGAAGGCTTATAAAGCTGACATTGGGGATATGAAAGTTAAGGATGTATTTGATTTATAACGTGTTAAATATGGAGCATTTTGCTCTATATTATTTGTTATGATTTTTAAACTAAAATAAGATTATGAAAGATTTACTGTTAAAATGGTTTATTAATGGAAATGTAGGTATTTCATCCCAAACAATGGCTTCAGCTTTTATTGGGGAGAGGATAATTAACTATCATTCAGTACCTTATGATAATTCGGATTTCAATAGATGTTTTGATATGGTTACTCAAGTAGGAGCAACTAATGAAGATTTGAAAAAAGTTTCAGACATGTACCCTTATTGGAGTCCTTTTATTGAAAATTGGGGTGAATTATGTTCATTGAAATTTTCTAGTGATAAGAATAAATTATATGAACGGATAAAAGAATTAGTAAAAGAGTCTAATTCAATAATGAAAACTAATGATATCGGTTTTTAATCATAACACTATGTATGTCGTTATTTTCCTTTATGATATAAATAACTAAGATATGACAACAGAAGAACTAAAAAAGAAATACGACCACTTATGGAGTGGTGATGTTATTCAAGGCGGTGATTGGATAGAGTATGTAGAATTTGACGACATCCACGAAATAATAGAAACTGAAATAAAGGAAAATAACGACATACATAGTGTTATGCGGAGCAATAAACTAAAACCTAATGAGGTAATAGTTGATAAAGAATATTTGAAGAAGTTAGAGAACTTTTATAATAGTTACGCATAACACCGAAATAAAATGCGTTTTAATGCTTTTTATGAAGTGTTATCAATTTTAAAAGTAAGAAAATGAACAGAATATTAGGAGGTCGATACACCAGTTTAGGCCGTAAAAACAAAGTAAAAGAAAAAAGGCTTGAAGAAAAGTTTGCAAAAACATCTGTAGACAATCAAGTATGGGATGAATCCAAAAAACCTACATACGATTACTGTATCCGTGAAAAAATACGTTTGCAGGGTGATTATACACAATTACAAATCAAGCTCCATAATGAACTCGTGAGGCTTAAATATGAGCAAATGAGAGAGGATAATGAAGAGCTTATTTCACTTACTAAAGAAATCATTCAGGATTATTTTGACAAACTTGAAATGATGAAAATAGAATTTATTCACAAATTTAAAGAAGAACCGAATGACATTGCAAGAAATTAGAAGTAAAAACTTTAAAAGAAAAGAAGAAAACCCTTATAATTTTCCGCCTTATGATAGGTCTATAAGTAAAGTAGTGAATGAATGTACTCATAAACATAACCCTATTAAAGGTAAACCAATTGCTTATGGTGGCCGTATTGACCATGATACTAGATGTAAAAAAGGATCTCCAGCCAAAGCAAAAATATACTTTGTAAAAGGAATTGGAGAAGTAAGAGGATTAAAAGGTCTTAGCAAAGTAATTAGAATGCAATACAAGACAGTCGAGTATTATGCTCAAAGAATACAAGAAAAAAAAGGAAAGTATTATAAATTTGAAAATAGTTTAGGCCATAAACTTCAAATAAAATTAATAAAATAGCTTATGAGAGTTTTAAGTTTAATCATAGTAAAATTGATAGGGAAAATTTTTAAAAGAAAGAAGTAATGAAATGGTTATTGTTATTTTTATTTAAAAAAAGTATAGATAAATATTTAAAGCATAATGAAAGAGGTGCTAACATATATTATATATCTGAAAAAAATAATTGGACTTTAGATTATACTTTGGCGGTTAAAAGATTAGTAGAATATTTAAATTTAAAGTAATGACAACTAGTATTATACTTACAGATCTAGCACGTAAATGCAGTGCTATAACGAAAGAAAAAGGCTTCTTTGATGTCTGGCAGGGTGACGAAATTGGACTGCTTAAACACAATGTACTGCAACAATACGGAGAGCTTGCGGAAGCTTATGAAGCAAAAAGGAAAGGAAGGTTTTATTCTGGAACATTTGAAAAAGATACCTTTGAAGATGAACTTGCAGACGTGTGTATTTTTGGATTAAGTTGTTTAGGGTATTTTGAATATGATATACTTTTTGAAAGCTTCAAACCTGATAATGTGATTTATGAATGTTCTTATGAATCTTTTTATATCCATATGATGCAACCTACATATAATTTAGAATACAAAAAATATAATATGTTAGGTCATATTAATTTTATAATTGTATCTCTTATATGTTTTTGTGAATATAAAGGTATTGACATCTTCATGCACATTGAACAGAAAATGCAATACAATGCAGGTAGGGAGAAGTTACACGGTAAAAAGTTTTAATCTATAACACACAAAATCTAATAGATATTATCAATTTGACTATCAAGTTAGTATCTATTAGATTGCGGTATACTTAAAACAGTAAAGTAATGGATAGTAATACAGCTTTTGATTTCAAATGGAGATCAAATCAACTATTAGAATTAATTAGTGAAGTAGATTTATTAAAAAGAGCGATTGATAAAAATTGCCCTGAAAAACCAAAATGCTACATAAAATTTGGTTATAATCAAGAGGTTAATTTTGAAGTGCCTCAAGAAGCTATTATTGATTACGCAACAAAAACAATTGCAATCAAAACAAAAGAGATTGAAGAATTAGAAAAAGAGATTAAAGAAATGTTATAACCGTTAAACAGTAAGACAATGACACAAGAAGAAAAAGATCAGTTAAAAACAATTGAAGAACTTTACACGGTTGGTATTGGAAACCGTATGCACATTGGAGAAATGAGAGGAGAACGTGAAACATTGAACGATATTCACTTTATGCTTAAAGAATATGTACCCCGTTTCAGTTCAAGAATCATCGCTCACAAGATTTATAATACTTGCTTGAGTAATATTGAAGCTCAACAAGTTTCAAGCGATTACAGAGGATTTAATAAAGTACCATTTTAAATAAAATCGCCCGTTGCATGTGACGAGTATGCAACGGGCTAGAACTTAAACACTCTTGTTATGACAAAGTTAAGAAAAAAAACAGAATTGCAAAGCCCTATCACGTTCTTTGCGTCATCAGAAAGTAACAACCTTTCTAAAAAAGATTATGAAATTATTGTTTTTCACGAGTTAATGAAAAAGCATGGTTTTAATAATTGTAATAGTGTTCACCGTGATTTGTGTCATAAGTGGGCGAAAGAAATTTGTGGGTAATTATGAAACAAAAATTTAGAAAACTAACATTTGTAAAAGTTAGTGATGAGATGCCATTTCAAATGCAACATTTTCCAAAAGGTTTTATTGCAATAGTTGATGGTACTTACAGTCAAATATATGGCGGCGATAAAACAAGTCAATACAGCCTTTATATAGTTGAAGGTGATAAAGTTAAAGGTCGTTTGTCTTGGTATTATGAAGATCAATTAACAGCTTTAGAAAATCAAGATAGAGAAAAAGCCGAACAAATGATTGAAGATTATAATTTCAGTAGTTAATGTGTGATATTGTGTAAGGGAGTAGTTTAAAAGCTACTCCTTTTTTTTATGGATTGAATGTGTCAAACTTATCTGTCATAACATCAAGATGAACCCAATTGACTTTATTCTCATACCTAAATGGATATGGTGCGTTATCCTTTTTATCCTTTAACCAATCCCTAACCTCTTGAGCTGTCATTCCTTTTACATCAAAATCAACTGCCATGCCTAACACATGTGCTGATAAGTAAGTTTGATTGTTAAGTACTTTTGACTTTACAATATTACATGTGTTTTCTCTTAACCCACGCTGAGAAAAAGCACCACCAAAAGACCAATTATTTACCGTTATAGGTTTGTTTAATGTCACCCTTACCCATAACAATAACTCTAACAGTCTAGGATCAAAAAAAAGCCAAGATCTTTCTTCTCCATACTTCCAAAGGACTTGTTTACTTACAAGCTCCTCTATTTTAAAATATTCTTTTAATTTGTCTCTCATATTTTTATAATGTCTACTTTTTCAATTTTATCATTTGGTTGAAATATTACAAAATCATATTGACCTGATTCTAATTTTTTACTTTTATGCTTTAACTCAATAATTACAATTCTATTCAAAATGTCATAATCATCTATCTTAAATGTATAACCTTGGTCAAAAATAAAATCTAGTAATTCTACACTGTTCGCTAACTTTTACAAATGATTTGTTCATACCACAAATATAAGCATAAAAAAAAGGAAGATTTTACTCTTCCTCTGGATCATATATTAATTCTATTTCTTGTTTTCTTCTTTTACCTCTTCTTCTTCGTGCTTTTCGTTCGTGCTCTTCTAATAAAACAAGTTGACAAGTAGTTAGCATTAGGAAAAATAGTGCAATAATAATTTTAAAGGTTCTGTTTTTTATCATCTTTTAGCATTTGGTTATTTTCTTCTACATAGTTAATTATTTTTTCTTGATTATCTATTATTTCGTTGTGCCTTTCTTTATTCTTATTTTCTATACTAATATAAAGTTCATTAGTATTTTTTATAAGTATGTTTTGCTCAATTGTAGCTTGTTTTTGTTGCACTGTAACTTCTATCAATTCAGATACAAGTGATATGAATAAAAAGCTACCTTTAAAAAGTGCTGCTATGAAGAAAATAACACAAAAAGATAGAAGTATCTCATAAGTACTTCTGCCTTTAAATAAGTCTACACATTTATTTATTAACTGGTTCATTTTTTTTAATCGGTTCGTTATATGCAAATATACAAATTACGTCACTCTTTTTGTTTATCTTTTTCAGCCGCACTTCCATGTGTAAAGTTAATTACTGTACTTCTTTCATTAGCTAATTGAGTACTTACCATAGTAGTCATTTGTACTATTAAAGCCAATGTAGCTGATTCAAGATACATAGAAGCCCCTACATTTACGCCAGTAAGTAACAGCATGCCTAAATGATTATAATTGATTATACGCATTGTAACGGTATCAACTAAATCTTTCATTGATTTGTATCTTAACCTGGCATTAGATGTATTTTTTAAATCATACTCTAACTCCTTAAAATACGTTTCTTGTATAATCTTATCTGCTTCCTCTTTTTGTTCCTCAGTTAATGTGTCATCATTCTTAACCAATAACTTTAAAACATTTGCAGGAGGGTAAACAGATCCTACAGCATCTATAATTGCAGGTGCAGACTTTGAAAGGAACGAACCTATTTTAGTTTCTTTAAATGGTTTTTTCATAATGTACTTCCTTGTGTTTCAATATCATTTTGCATTATAGCTACATCATTTTGTACGCATTGGCCTATGATATCACCTATCGGACTATAAGAAAATTTAATATCATCTAAGCCGTTAAACTTCACTTCAATTATTAAAGTGTCTTGCTGAACATTCAAACCAAGATTATAATAGCTAACCTTATCACCGTTTGTAATACGGTTATCTATTTCAGTTAGATATTCCTGTGCTGCTTTTAATGTTTCAGCTTTTAAAATTCGTTCTGCTTCTGCAATGTTTGAAGGCTTTAAATCTATTATACTTTGTAAACTCATAATTTATTATGTTAAGGTACTTGTAAAATTATTGTTCCATCTTGCTTTCTAACTGTCAATGTAGTTTGATCATAATCAATATCACCTGCAACCAAAGTAGAAGTATTGCTAACTATTATTTCGGTTAGATTTGGATTGCCTCGTATATCAAAATCATTCACATTAACGTTTATATTTGTCATATCCAATGTCCCAGTTATATCACAATTATTTATTGAAATTTCATTTGTAATTGTTCCTGAATCAAATATTATATTTGTAAGATTTCCATTGTTAAACGCTCTTAACAATGAAATATTCAAAGTTAAACTTGATAAATCTAATACCCCAGTTAGGTTACAGTTACCTAAAGATAAATTGCCTGTTAATGACCCACCTCCAAAAATTACATTTGTTAATCCGCTATTCGTAGCAATAAATGATGATGTATTCAAAATTAAATTAGATAGATCTAAAACACCTTGATAACCACAATTTTGAAATTCAAATCTATTATTTTCAACGCCACTTAATCCGGTTATTTGATTAATAGATACATTATTTTGAAATCTGAAACCTTGAGTATTTAATGTAATATCGCTGAAGTCTAAGTTATTTGTTATTCCACATGATATAAATTGTATACGTTCATAAGTACCATTTTTTAACACTACATCATTTACTTGTGTATTTGATGAACCTGTTATTTTATGACCTCTGAAACCTTGATAAGTACCTTTGATTTGTTGGCTGGTAAAAATTATATCATTATCTTTAGATTCTATCACAAAATTACCTTCTTGTTCATAATTTGTAATAGTACTACTATTAAACAATTCAACTTTCATAAAGTAACAAAGTAATCTATCACTATTTTGATAGTTCATTATTTGACTTATATAATCTGCCTCAGTGTAAAGATTTCCAGCTTGAAGCGAGTTTATATTTACCGTCACATTTGATGTATAAGGATCACTATTGTTAGTATCAAAATCAAGATAAGATTTTAAAATATTAATTGAATTTTGGGTATAAACATTTCTCTTAGCATTTAATATTTTATCACTTGAATTGAAAAATTCATCAAAAATAAACGATTCAATATTACAATCATTACATTCTATAGAGTCAAGTGTTGATATATCATTAGTATTGTTGCTAAAATAACATACAAGTAAATCATTAGAATTAACACTAAAAGTATTTGCGTTTGAATCTGTGTTTGATACATTACTCACAGTATTACCATTTAAAGTATAAACCACACTGCCGACACCGTTAAAAATAGCTGTTGGTGTTATATTACCATTTGCCCCAATAGTAGCAGTAAATAACCTATTAGCCGTTACGTTAACGCTCCAACTCTTACTTATTAATGATTGTATAGCTGCATAAGTCCCTGTTGTATCACCTGGGTCTAATAACAAAGGATCATCAATTGTACCTACTTGTAAACTTGAGCTTCTAGGTGTACTCATATCGGTATCAAATTGAATAATGAAATCAGTAAACCTTTCACCTTGAACAAAGCTGTTAATAATATTTAAAGTACCGGTGTTAAACTGAACATCTGTAAATTTTGCACTATTAAAAGCATTACCCTCTAAGTTAGCATTTTGCAATGTTGTCCATGCTGTGAAATCATAGTCACCTATTAGTTGACAATTTACAGCTGTTAAATCTGTAAGTGAAGCTAAAGGCGAACCATACATATTAATGAACTCAGAATCTCCCTCTTGCCTTGTATAAGGCATTGTGATAACATTACCATTGCCGTCACGGAAATCATTAGTACCACTTGTAGTTATATTAATCTCACCTATCTTTTGTGTTTGAAATGTGAATAATGGAATAGGTAATACAAAGCCATCTACAATTTCACCAGTTGAAGTTATCGTTGCTGTAAAGTTTTGCAAATCAGTATCAGACGAATTAAAGCTCTCTATGAATCCATTGAATACTATATTCTTAGCTCCAATTTCATCTTTATATCTAATCTCTACCTTACGAGTAGATTTTGATTTCAACCAGTCAGTTAGGTTAATGTCATTAGAGTAATTTTCTAATATCAGACCGCTTATATTCAATGTCAATGTCTGTTCATCTATTTGATCCCTTCTAATACCTTTAATGGTATCATTAAATCTTTCTTTTACTCTATATTCATTAATAGTTTGATCCCTTGTGTAATCACTTTCCTGAACACATGAGATAAATACATCATCAATGTATATATACCTTTCAAATCCTAGTAGTGCCATATTTTAACTCCAAATTGGTGTGCCATTTCCTTTAAATTCTGCTGAATAAGTAGCGTAACCAGTGCTATCACCATTCAGTACGAATGAGGTGATCAAAACAGGTATTTCTATCTTTTCGCCCGTTTGAGTAATTTCATATCTTATAAAAAAATCTTCATTAACATTTCTTGTAATTACATCAAATAAAGATTTTATAGAATAATCTACTTCAAATAATTCAGGATTGATTAACAATAAACCACTTAATGATATTGTAGCATCTTTTTTACCAGTTGTATATCTTCTAAATCCATCAGAATTAGCAGCTAACTCAATAAGCTCATTATTTATGTTAAATGTCGCTGAATCTTGTGCAGCAATATCACCATTTATTGACGACCATAAAATAATATTTTTTCCTATATGTATATTTTGACTACTCATTACATTCTTTTATCGTTAATGTACAAATACCATTAGATAGATCATAATCCATTTTTTGAACAAAATAATTTTTTCCTTCATATACTATTCTAGAAATAGGAGTTATTTTTTCACTTGTAACTATTTGTATTTCTATATAATCTACTTTATCATAAGAATTTATATAGTCTAATAGATATACTTCATTTAATACAACTCCATTTAGTAATATGATTCCATTTGTTGTATAAATATCATCTCCATACGCCTTGCCTTCTGTTATACCTGCTTCCCTTTGATACGATCTTAAAGCAACATCGCTAAAAGTATCATATTGAAATTTTCGCCTTGTTGCTCTGAAAGGTCTTAAAACATTTAAAGAAGCATTTGTAAAAGATACAGTCTCCATACCTGCTGTACCTCCTGAGAAATCTCTCAATAGCATAGCGAATTGTAAACTATAAGAACCTTTGTTTTGCGGCGTAGGCGTACCAGTAATTTGATTAGAATCTATATCAAAAGAGTAACTTAATGTTCTACCTCCAGTTTCTTTATTAAAACTTGTGTTATTTACATCAAAGTTAAAAATATTAGTGTAAGGAAGAGTGTCATTAGAATTGCTAATTGGAGATGTTGTAGGAAATGTATTACCAACATAAAACCAATTTCCATCACTTTGAAGATACCAAAAATTATAATTGTTAGTACTTTCATTAAAATCAGTATATACTAATCTTACTTTTAAATCAAAGCTTCTTGTTTCATCAAATGTTAAATCAAACTCCGCGTTTATATTAAATGTTTGTTGCTGTGCAAAAAAACCACTAGGATAGCCATCGTTAGAAATACAACCATACGGATCGGTAGCATATCTTACCTCTTTGTCAGAAGGGTCTATATTAAAAGAACTTTGATATAAATTGTCATCATCAGGAAAAGAGTAAAAACCAAATATATCAGAACCATCAGCATTGCCTAAAACAAATTCTTTGTTAAATATTACATTATCTAAATCAGAATCTATATTATATTCAATAGTTTTATCTAAATTTTGAGTTTTGTAAACATTTGAGTTAGGCGTATAGTTATCAATATTTATCACATTATATAAATTAACTGATTTTGTTACATCTACATATTTCAATTCATCAGCTACAGCGTTTGCCCTTGATCCATATGTAAACGCTATTTGCCCTAACAAATCTCTAGTATTTAAATCTTGTTGAAATAAAGATCTTGCATCGAATTGAGTATTTGATAATGTCAATATAGTACCATTAGAATCAACGTTGCTATCTAAAGTTATATTTTCATTGAATCCAGTTGCTATTTGTGAAATTAATTCACCATCAAAAAAACGAAATGCAATATTTTTTCTTTGAAAGGGGTAATTTATACTATTAGCATATTCAAAATATCTTTTATTAAAACTTCTATCTTGCGAGTCGCTTAAAACATCACTAAATTTTATAGTTCTAAAATATTTGTAAGTTTCTAAACTTTCCCTTTCTTCATCAGTTTTGAATATTCCTTTGAACCAAATTTCAGAACCATAAAAAAGAGTGCAATTAGTTATATTACTAAATAATACATTTGAAATAATATTAACAGTATAAACACCACCTATTGTATAATTAAAAGGGTTATCCTCTTCTTGAACTTCATAGTTAAGATTAGAATTAATAACATCAAAATCAATAGTAGAATCACTTTCAATTTGCAAAGTCAATGCTTGACCTCTTACATAATATGTTTTTGTACTTATCGCCATTGTGTGCTATTTCCTTGTGTTCTAAAATCACTTTGGGACTGTCTAACCATCTCAGTTAACAAAGCTTTACCATTTACAGATACTACAATAGGTCTGTCATTTTGTTGTCCAAACCCTGCCATTACCTCAGGCATTCTGTTTGTAGGTATAATGTTTTCACTTTGGCCTGCCTCAGAATGTCTATATGTACCACCCGAAGCAAATGAAGGTATTGAAGCAAATGCAGATATAACCGCACCTGTCATACTTGCTATTGTTGCAGGAAGTACTGCGGGTGCAAATGGCCCTGCTGCCGCTGCCGCACCTGTAGCACCTGTAATGGCATTAGCTATTGATGCACCAAATTGTTGTGCAATTAAATCAATTACAATACCACCCATTTGTTGTGCAAATTGCTCTGCTGCTGTTGTTGCTTGTCCAAAAGCACTTTTAGCAATCTCACCAATACCACTAAAAGCTTGAGCATATGCTTGAGTTTGATTTTTTATAATAGCTTGTTCAGATTCATAGTTTTTTAATGCTTGCTCTGCACTTGCTGTAAATACTTTTACTCTTTCATCATCTCTTTTCTTTTCCTCTGCTGCAAGTTTATTAATTCTTGCTTGCTCTGAATTGTAAGCCTCATTTTGTCGGTTTTGAATCTCCTTTAACGCTTGAATCTGTGCTTTGTTCTTGCGTTCAATCTGTGCTTCTAAATCCTTTTCAAGCTGCAAATCTTGCCTTAATGACTCAGTATTATTATTCTGTGCTTGAACTACTTCTAATTGATTTTGCAATAATTGTCGTTCAATAGCAAACTGTTGCTGAATCAATCTTCCTGCCTCATCTAAAGCTTCTTTTCTTTCCTCATATGGCCTATTAAGTTCTCTAGTTTTGAAAATTTGGTTTGCAATTTCAGTTTCTAACTTAGCAACCTTAACAGTATTATTAAGCCTAAACTCTTCAGCTTCCTTTGTTGCTCTTGTTAACTCATCCGCACGAGTAATAATATCCTGTGGTAAGATATCCTCTAAATCAAATGTAGGAATAGCATTAGCAATAGCACGGCCAAGGTTCTGAAAGCCCGTTTGAACAGCACCTAATGCAAAGTCAACTCGATTCATTGTTTTTGCTAATGAATCTGCACCGTCTTGAGTGCCTGTAAAATAAGAAACAAGAGATACACCCGTTAAAGCAACAGCAGCAGCGCCAACACCCGCAACAGCACCACCCAACAAGCCCATTGCAGACGTTAAACCTGCTGTAGAGCCTGTAAGTGTAGTTGTTGCGGTTGAAATTCCTGAAACAGCTTGTCCAACTAAAGGAATTTCTTGTAAAAGTCCTCCAATTGATTGCTTTCCTGCACTAGCAATTTGATTAAAGCCTTGTTTAAATGACTGACTTGTTTTAGCAGTAGTTTTTTTTGCTGACTTCTCAAAGCTATTTAAACTCTTTTCAGAAGTTTTTAAACCCTTTGCGAAATCGCTTTCATTTAGCTCTAATACTACCTCTATGCTTCCAATTTCATTAGCCATTTATAAATCCTTTTTCTTTTAAACTTTCTACGAATTTAGGATAATTTTTTAAACAAGACTCTTTATATTTACCTCCTTTATTCCACATGAACAAGGCTGTTTTTTCTCCACTTGTTAAATCTATATTTGCCCTTTCTTCCGTGCTTAATTTTGATTTCAATATATCCAATGGAAAATAATCAAATGGAGTGAAGCGTTTAGGTTGCTTCTTATTATCCTTGAAAATGTTTACCAACTCACTAACAATTAGACCTGTTCTATAACTTAACATTTCTTGCTCTTCATTGTAACCTTCTATTATAATCTTTATTTCCTCATAGGTTAACTCATTATACTCATGAGGTTTTATTCGCCCTGTTTTAATTGCGGTTGCATATAATGAGTTATGAGCTTTCCCAACTCGTTCTGCATTCTTGATGCAAATGTTGTAAGGTTGCTATACTCTTCATTATTTAATGTAAACATCCACTCTTCAAACTCCTCAAAAGTGATTTGCTCTTTTAGAAGATGAAACGCCCAAAGTTCACCAGTCTTGTAAAATCCTTCTTCCTCAATTTTCAATTCATCATTTACTTTTAACCTTGCACGTTCAATGTGTTTTGCAGTGTTATAAAACTCTTTCCCCGCAATTTCAAATGTTATTTTTCTCATAAATGAAATCTATTAAATTTTAAATAATATAAAAATACCCTATAACGTAAATATACGAAATAGGGATTAGATTTCAATTATAAAAATTGAGTAGGGCAGTACTTACCCTATATTGTTTAAGGATTAGGTGTTTTTGTCCACCCCTTTTTAACATTCAATGTACATGTCCATGAAGCTGTCTCTTCATTGGGTGCTGTATCTGCAAGATCACTAATCTGACATTTACCAGTATAGTTTATTTCCCCTGTACCGTCTTTGCCATATTTAAAATCAAGAATCGCTCTTGCTTGCATCCAATCATCTAATTGGTGATTATTCCAAACAAATGTTGTGTCGTCAATTAATAACAACCCTTCCATTGTAAGAGTCGCACCAATTTTAATGACTTCTGGATCATTATACACTCCATCTTCTTTACATGATGAGTCTGATGTAGTAGATGTTCTTTCAAATCCGTTACTTGTGGCACATCCAAACTTAATAAACGTTGTGCCATCCTCAGAAAGCTCAAGAAATATTAAATCGCCTTGTGTTTTTACTTCTGCCATGATAATTTATTTTTGTTGCAACAATATTCTAAAATTCATTATTCTTCTGTACCTAAGTTTACCGTTTGATAAATCTTCCTCTAATTGATTAGAATTGATTAATCTAACAATAATACTGTAGTTATCGTTCAAGCTTAAAGGCTGTGTTGTTAGCTGTTCACAAGCATCAGAAGCATTATTGTCTACATCCTGCCAAGATCCGTTAGTTCCGTCAAAATCAATTACTGATTCTACTATAATATCGTTATCACTACCAAAAATAGTTTTACAATCCTCTTGTAGTGAAATAATATTACCAATATAATAACATGGCGTATCCCATAGTTGTTGAGTACCCGAATTGACCGGTAAACCCAAAACTAGAAGGCTATTATAAACCGCTTGTCTTATGTCACTACTTGGAAGCTTCATCTTCTACTATCTTGGTTATTCTTTTGAGTAATCCTTTTGTTTCTTTCTTGTAGGCAGGGTATAAAAAAGGCTGTGCTCTCTGTTTGGTTGTTCCGAATTCTACAAAACTAGCGTAATTAGCTAAAGCTTGAACCGCGACTTCTTCTGATCTTTGATCAACTCCTATTGATGTTTGAAGGAATCCAGTTTTAAAAGCCACAGTTCTTTTTGCTTCAGTAGAAATTAACAAAGCAGTTGTAATTAACTCCTTGCCTACTTTCTTTAAAACATTCTTTTCAATATCTTTGAAATCGAAATTAACTTTAAAACTACTCATTACTACGAAATGTTAACAGTTGAAATCTATTTCTATCCTTATTGTACAAAGTAGCAGATTTTACAACCATGTTTAAACCCTTAAACTCTAATACGTCATTCGTAGCGATTGGAAGATCCTCTCTATATCGCAAACGACACTCAAAAGCTCTTGCCTTGATCCATTCTCCATTTTCCAATTGTACACTAGAAAGCGTTTCACTTACATTTGCCCATGTATCGCCTCTATACAATGTCTTTGATTCAATAACACCTCCTGCACCATCTGATGTAGTTGTATAACGGTAAATATTTACTTTGTCTCTGAACATCATATCCAACCTCGTATTTTATCAGCCCTTAACATCTTCATTATCTTGTGTTTTTCTTCGGACTCTTGATTGTCGTAATCAATCCAAATTAAACGCTTAATAACGGTTAATACATTCTCGCTTATCTGCCCTTTTGCATTGTATGATATTGTAATGTTACCTTGATAGCCTAAGTTATTGCTAAACTGAATACGTCCACTAAATATGTCGTAAAGAGATACATCCAAAGCGTCACCGTCAACCTCAATTGAATTAATTGCATCAGCATAAGCAAACGGTAATAGTTCGGACTCGGAAATAGAAGAGTAATTAACAATCATGTTATTCTCTCCTAATGTCCTTTGTAAATATTTCTCTACATCATCAAATGCACTTGCACGTAATGAAGTGATCAAAGAATCTACAGCATTGTTATCGTCATCAACAGCCATATACTCTTTTATAGCCGAAATAGGTAAGATAGTTTCTAAGTCACTAACTCTTATTTTCTCAACACCTACAAGGCATGATTTGTATCTATATGGCTGTCGAATTGGATAACGCATTTATTTTTTCTTTGTGTCTTTTACAACTTCTAACAATCCAGCTTTAACAAGTGAAGCAATCGCCTCTTCTGTTTTTGCTTTTGTTTCAATGTTCGATAATTGAACAGGAATTACCTGCCCTACTTTCAATGTCTTGCCTCCATTCAATCGAAGATCCGAAAAGGATACTAATACTTTAACGTTCATATTGTTTTTATTTAAAAGGGAGATAGAATTTAACTACCTCCCATGATTTTTAATTTATTAAGGTGTTGTGATAGCAGTAATAACATTCGCAAATGTATCAGAGAAAACCATGTCAGGGTAGATTTTCGCTAACGCTGCACGCCCTTCAATACGGAATGTATAGATGTTATCAATAAAGTTTGTACCATTTTCATCTGAACGATCAACAGTAACACTCTTACGAATTGCTAATTCCGCAGCTCTTGCATCCATTACGAAAAACTCACCTGCATTTACAGCAGTAGTTTTAATAATAGTCATGCCTCTCACCATCGCTGTAGCACCCGTAAACACCAATTCATTAGCAATGTAGTGAGCATCTGTACCTTTAGTAACAGTCATAGACTCATATTCAGCTGGGTTCAAAAGTACTACACTTGGCTCATACTCTCTACCTGTTAACACTGATCTTGAAGCGATAATTGCATCCCATTTTTGAGGAGCTGTAACTGGGTCAAATGACGTAATATCAGCCGCCTTTAATGAAGTGATATTCAATCCCTCCATGTTTGGAGCAACACCCGAACCGTATAAGATTTGAGTATCTTCAGTGTCCAAATAGTCATCTCTCAATTTAGAAGTTAAGAAAGCTTCGAAGTCATCAGTGTCATCTAATGCCTCCATTGAAACATCTGAATAACCTGCAATTTTAATTACTGGTACTTCAACGTTAGCAAGGTTATATTCACGAATAGACTTTGTAGTAGCTTCTAAAACAGGAGCAACAGCACCCGTACTAGATGTATGCTTTCTAAAGTTGTAAATGTTAGAAGTTGCTACTGTATTTCTCAATACATTACGTAATCTAACACTACGTGAAAGAATCGGTGCAATACCAGGACGTTGGTCAAAGCGTGTTACTTGTCCAGTAAAGTTACTACCGATAGTAATAACCTTTGAAAGCACTTGCATTTTCTCCCCTGCCAAGAATGCTTTTGCAACTCCTTCATGCTTTTTCCCAAAATCTAAAATTGATTTAGCCAACTCTGATACATTGCCCGAATTGGTTTGCTTCAATTGATTCTGCAATGAAACGATTGTCTCCTCTTGCTTCTTAAAGCCTTTTGAAAGCTTTTCAATTTCCTCAGTGTTCGTTAGTCTTAACTCTTCAACACTTTTTGAAAGATCTTGTTTATCCGCTTCAATATTAGCTTTAAGCGTATCCAAAGATTTTTCAATGAACTCTTTTACTTCACTCATGATAATTTATTTTTAAATATACTCTGTATTTCTTCGATAGAGATTTCATTACTTTCTTGTGGTTCATGAGTGTTAGAAACGGCTCGAATACTTGCTGTAACTTCTCCTATCTGCTTTTCTAAATTCTTTAAATATTCATCCGAGAAATCACCATTCTTTATAAGTTGGTTCAACTTCTCTAAATGCATCTTATATGATTGATATGATTTAACTGATATTGTTGGTGTTTGTGGGTTAGCTCCAAGCATAACCCCACTTCCTTCAAACATCATGATTTCAGTTAGTACGTTTACAGTTTCATCTTTCCTTAATTGGCTTTTCTGCTTAACTGCATAACCTTGAAATGAATGTTGGTCAATAACCCCCTCACGATATTCAATTAACTTATCTTGGCCAAATGTTGATTTAGACAATTGGTTAACTGACCAAAGGCCGTGTGAATCTTCGCCCATTTCTTTGATAAGTCCCATTGGCTTACTCATATCATGATTCCAAACGTACTTGATCATGTTTTTTGGCACTCTCTCCTTAATGGTTTTAGTGAATGCACCTTTTTGAATCACATCTTTTTGCAAATCTACGTTATCAAAAGAGGCAAAATAAACCTTTACAATGCCTTCGTTTTCGTCTATATCTGCAACTCTTAATGCTGTATTTTTACAAATTTCAATCATAATACTGCAATTTAATAAATTTTGTTTATACTTTTTTATTTACTATAAATATTCTTTATCAATCCCCTATTCTTACAAACCCCATTTGACACCTGCAATTACAATTTTCTTCAGGTTTGTTTCCTGTTCCTGGACTCATCATTGTATCTCCACCTATAATAAAAGGATCGTTTAGGGGTATACCTTCCTTATATTGCGACCCTGCCAATCTATGTGTTTGCCTTTCTTTTCCGTCAAGATTAACAATCCAATTTTTCAATACTGAACCACTTACAACTTGAGCACCTTCCCATGCTCCACGCCCTGCACTAGCAGTTGTTTCGGTACGTGCAATAGTTAAAGCTCTACTTCTTGAAAAGGTCCTAAATTGGCTCGTAATTTCCTTGGCCATATCACTAAAACTTGTTCCCTTTTGGAAATTATCGTTTATGATATTGCTTAACTTCTGCTTTATTGTCTTGTTAACAGATTGAACCTTATTAGCTCCGTATGTCAAAAGCCAATTCTCTATTCTTTCAGCATAAGTACTTGCAATGTCATCTAACAGATTCTTTTTAACCTCTAGTTCCTTGTAAGTATCAGTGAAAAAACGCTTTGAAGTATCATAATATAAATCTGTCATTTGCTTAGTGACTAACTCATAATCGTACAAATCAGGATTCATTGTATTATCCTCTAATACAGGCTGCAATGCCTTCATCATTGTACGTTGCAAAGCTTTTGTGAACTTACGTTCCTTCTGCATTCTTATGCGTTCGTACTTTTTATTCATCTTCAAAAGGAATATTTACAAGTGAACGACCTAGAATGTTATCTCTTTCGTATATCGGTAAATCTGCTAATTCGTCATCTAAAGCACCATCACCGGTCAACTTCTCTCTAATCTCATTAGTAGTATATTCAGTCTTAAATGGCTGTAAACTCTTGGCTTGTTCCATTCTGTATTGTTGGATTTCTGGAATCTCAGAGTAATTAAGCTTTAAATAAGCACCCTGCCTAACTAAATCTTGATACATCGCTACAAGCTTATTATTTAAGTGCTCTACAAGCTTTTCATAGAAAGGTATACATGATGTTAAGTAAAGATCTTGACGGGCTGTACGCATGTTATTGTATGAGCTGTTTTCCTTTTGTCCTAACAATAAAGGATCAATATTCACAATATTACACACACTCGTAAGAGTTAGCTTTTCACTGTCAAACAACTGCATATCTACAAGATTCATTCCTACAGCCTGCCATTTAAGAGGAATAGAAGTGAACATAACATCTCCAACGTTTTCAATACCTTGATATTGCCTATTGAAATCATCCTTTAAATTAGTCAGCATTTCTTTGGGTATTGCAGGTGCATCCTCTTTAACGGTTGCAGGATCAGCAGTAAACATGCCGCGCAAACCGCCGCTTTCTAGTAACTTAATTGCTGCTGTTTGTGTTCCGTTATTCAATCTTAACTTACGTGACAAAGGTCGCATTGGTGACATTCCCGTATATAAATCAGCGTCCTGTTCATAAGATAATGAAGGTGCTGTAACATGTATCATGTCCTCAACTGAGGCAGGGTAAGTAGTTGTATTTAATTCAAGCTCATATCCCTTTAATTCAGGTGTATAGATTGCACCCGAATAGTTATCGGTAAGCACTGATACATATTGAGAAGGAAATACATACAAATTAGTTGGCTCACTTGTATTATCAAACCTTTCAGTATACAAGTAGAAATTACCCGTCATGTAGAAATAACCGCAATATTGGTCAATAATATCTGACCATGTTTGACGTGAATTAGGCTTTTTAAGTAGATCTAATAAAGGATGTGATTCTATCTTATTGCCTTCTCTATCACAAAGTTCCAACTTAATACGGTTTAATGCATCTGATTTCTTATTGATCGGTGCGTAAACAGTATCTAAATCATTATACCCATATCGAATAAACTGCCTTGAATCTGTTACATCTTGAATCTTAATGTATGCACCATCTACCCAAGTGTAAACCTGTTTATTATTCAATACTAAACCTCCGTCTGATTTTTCAGGGAGTACTATTGACTTTTTTTTATGTCTTGTTATATCAAAACCAAATATTTTCATTATGCGTATGAATATGTTTTTTTCTTATTTAATAAATCCGTGCAAATGTACCTCAATGCATCTAAAGCGTGATTGTAATCATCAATAGGAGTACTTGATTTCTTGTCATGCCAAATGTAATTATTTAACTCTTTACCTATGTCAGTGCTTTCACTATCTACTATAAGCTTATAGTTTCTAATTACATCAATACCACCCGTAATACTACCTGCACCCTTTTTACATGCCTTTATATTATGCCCTTTGTTTTTAAGCTCCTTTATTAGTCTTGGCTCTGCACTATCAGCAACAATTAACTTATCCTTGCAGATGTTTAACTCAGTGCTTATTTGATCCGTTGTAAGAGAAAGTTTATAAGTATGCAACCTCACATAAATAACTTTCTTCTTCTTACTTATACTCACCTCAACAAGTGCAGTAGGATCAATGCTAAACCCAAAATCCAAACCAAAGCCATGAAGCGTACTTTCTTCAAATTTACCATACTCCCAATTGTTATAAATAACGCCCTCAGCTCTTTCAATCCAACCACCTAATACTTTATGTTTGTACTTACTTGGATTAGTTCTTTTAATCTCTTCAATGTTTTGTATAAAGCTATTAGAAAGGTTTTTAAAGTTGTCTCTATAATCAGTATGTATGTATGCGACATTTCCAACAATACCATTAAAACCACCTGTTATACCTTTGCTCTCAAAGAACCTGGTATATATCCAATGGTCTTTATTCGTTGGATTCAAGACCAATAATATAATATTAATCTTATCCTTGTCCCTGAATGACAAATCCAATGTATCAAATTCCTCTTCATTATGACTTTCTTCTGCCTCTTCTAATACAAATATGTTTACACCTTTTAGTGATTTTAGTTTAGCTGTTTGGTTTCCTGAAGAAGTTTTAATGCCTCTAAACTTAATAACACTATTATTATGTGTAAACTCAATATCATTCTTAGTAATATTTGCAATACTTTCAGCTCCTAACTTTTCAATCTTATCTTTAAATTCTGGAATGATTGAATCATCTGCTGATTTCAATGTATATCTAGTGAATAAGATACCATGATTTTCACGCAAAAGTAGATCACATAAAAGAGTGTTAACACCAAATGATTTACCTGAACCCCTGCCACCTGTACATACTACATACCTAACGTTTTCATGTTTACCATGAAGAACCTCAGCAAGTGTTTGATATGGTGTAGGAATGCTAATCATCTATTTCTTTTGCATTATCATTAAACTGAATAGGAGTAATATTAATCTTTTCCCCCTTGCTTGTATGGTCTACATACTGCCCGTTCAATGCTCTCAATTCGTCCTCATTACCTAACAGCTTATAAAGAGCTAATCTTTCAGCAGTAGCACCATTTTTAAACTCTTTCCTTAATTCTCTTTTAATCCTACTTGCATTTTGTCGTAAAACTTTTTTAAAGTATTTTGATTCTTTTGAATCTACTGGGAAATGTCTATAGAATGTTTCACTAGATATACCCAATTCATCCATGACCTCATACATGTTTACAACATCATTGTTTATAGGTAGATCTAAAAAGTGTTTTGCTTCCTCATATAGTTTTTCTTTATCATATGCCATAAACTATAAATTTTTATTATGCAAGTTACAAAAAAAACACTCGCATTAAAAACACGGGTGTTTACTATTATGTCTCTTAAACTTAAAATTTTATCTAAGTTCGACAATAACCACTCCTGTTAGGTCAGGAGTGGTATTTTGTTTTATTTAAGATTCATTATTAACCCTCCATTAGATCCGGAAACTTGGGGGAGTTTACCGTCCCATTTTTCAAGCTTTTTATATTCAACTAATGTAGTAGTAAGAGATTTAGAAAGTTTTTTGTTTGCTTCTGCTTGTGCTTCTGCTTTTGTTGTTACAGTATAAGCGTAAGCGTCGGCCTCAATTCTGCTTTTTTGTGCTTGTGCTTCCGCTTCGACACTATCTTTCTTTTGTTGAGCGATTGACATTTGTAATTCGTTTTCCCTTTGTTGTGCTTTTTGTGTTGCTTCAATCTTTGCGTTTAAAGCTTTAGTGATAGATTGAGGTACTGATATTTTACCAATTAAATAAATATCAGTTACAGTTATAAATTTCTCATTTGCTTTATTTACAATTAACTCTTTTACTTCTTTAATAAATTGAGTCTTACCAGTTCCATAAATCTGTTGTACATCTCTAGTTGAGCCTGCTCTATTAAATGCATCTCTCGTTGCGTTTCTTAATACTTTGTTAGTTATTTCATCTACACCTTTTTTGTACATCTGAAAAACCTTAACTACATTTTCTTCTTTAATCACATATTCAATACCAATAGAAGCTCCTAATTCAAGGCCGTTCATTGATTGAAATGAGAAAGAATCGTCACCTTCAGAGCCTTCTCTGTTATCTCTAGTCCATACTTTATTTTGTCTAAAAGTAGGGAAAATATAAAGATACTCATTAGCTCCTACCCAATACCTACCTGGGCCGACAACTTTCTCTTGTACTCCTTTGTCTGCGTAAAGATTAAACAGCACCCCTACTTCGCCATTTTCTACAGTTGAACAAGAAAATAAAGACAAGGAAATTAACGACATTAATAATAAATTTTTCATTTTAACAGTTTTTTTATTGTATATAATATAATTGAAATTGAAACAAAAACACTTAAAAAGATAAGTGCATAATCACCTGAGTTAAAAACAATTGGCATTGCTAAACCAAACACGAAAATATATAAAACTATAATAAGTGATAAGTATATAGATTTTTTCATATCCTTATAAAATGGAGAAACCTTTACTCATATACAGGCTCTCACATCCATATACAAATAAAGGCTTCATATTATTAATTAATCATGTGTGAGAGCGATTAATTATACTGCAATTTACAAAACTCAATCATCTAAAAAAACTATTTGACTTTTTTCTCGCCCTGCCAATGTTACCCAAATGTCATCTACTTTTATACGTACCTTACCCATAGTACCACATGATACTTGGCCACCTTTATACAACCCTTCTATATCTCCTACACGAATACGCTTATCCTTCAAGCTTTGCAGGAATTTAAATGTAAGTGGTTCAATCATCTCTCATTTCTTTTAAAAGTTTCAATATCTCCTTTCGTTCCTCTTTTGCTTCGTCACTATCATCTTTCAATTGAGTAAGAAGAATTGTGTGTTTAGCATCTTCAATCTTATTCTTTTGAATATCCTCTTTATTCTTCTTTATTTCGGCTTTATTCTCCTTCGTGGTATCTTGTACGGAATTAACACTAAAACCTCCTAAAAAGGCTATTAAACCCATCCCAGCACTTATACGAGTTGTTTTTATATCCATAATATTTAATCTTTTTCACAAGTTACAAAAAAAAAGGGGACGCATTAAAAACACGAACCCTTTAGAACCGTTAAAATTATCTTTAAGGCACATCATTAACGATGTTCGCAACTGTCATGTTGAACATTGAGAAATTTGTTGAGCCTATTGAATCTAGTAATATTGGGTATGTGTCACCGTCACCCATACGCCACCAATTTACTGGTGATGTTGCAAGTGTTGATAAATCAAACGGTACACCACCGTTGTAAATGTCTGATACGTTTGCACTTTGGTCTGAATCAAATACGGCTAACTCGTCAATTTTTGCACCGCTTCTCATGTAGTCGTTTGAAGGTGCCCTACGTCCGATGTAAAATACATCTGAATCAATAGCAGCAGACCAACCGTAATTATTATTACTATCCGCTGTGCCTACTTGAATGCCATTTAGGAATATTTTAAACCTTGAATAGTAATTGTTAATGTCACCACTACTTGAACCCGTTGTACCTCCGTCATACGTTACGAAAATGTGAGTCCAGGACGTGTTAGACAAAGTGCTATTATTAGTTTTAAACCTTAAATAGTTGTTTTTTGATCCATATTCTAAATACAACGCCTGTTCATTACCTTTGTAATATAGCCAAATATGACCACCGTTTGAGTAGTCCCAATCGCCAAAAAAGAACAATGTTTGTTTTTGGCCTCCTGTGTAAGTTCCTCCCTTTTGCCATAATGCAATTGACCACGCATCAGAAGAACCCGAACCGTTACCCGTTCTACCTAATACAGTACTTAAAGGCGTTGGTAGAGCGTTTAAATAATCGAATGTTTGAAATGATATAGACTTGGTATTAGCAAAAGGCGGATTAGCTACATTAATAGTTAATGTTTCTGCATCCTCACCGAAATAGTTTACAGCTTTCATTGTTGGCGTATATGTCCCTGCTGTTAAACTTCCTACTAACTTACGAACATTACCCTCTACTGTTACAAGGCCACTAGGTAGATTTTCCCACTCATACCCTACACCATAATTAGCAATTAATTCATAGTTTATTGGCTCACCTTCAACTGCATTTATTGAAGTTGTAGAAATGATTTGAGGAACTTCGCCTGCACTTGAACCCGATGCCTGAAAAATAGTGTTAAGTGCGTTTACTGTGCTTGGACCGTCTAAGCCGTAATTGAAACCATTTTCATCAATTATCGCAGTATAGTAAATGTATGTTATAATTTCA